CAAACACGTACAAATGATGCTAAGAAATTAAATGAGCAGCTAGAGCGCTCACAAAACTTAATGCGCGGCACTAAAACTGGTGCAGGTGCTATGCGTCGCGCTGGTTTAGACCCTATGACTGGTGCTGAAGTTGGCGAGTATAATCGTGCTCGCGGAGCAGCAGGTGCTGGCGGTGCTAGCGCTCGTGATTTTGCTGACCAAGCCCGCGGCCTTGGTGGACTAGTTCGCCTATACGCTACATATGCTGCTAATATATTTGCTGTTACCGCTGCGTTTAATGCACTGCGCGAAGCTATGCAAACAGATATGATGATTCGCAGCTTAGATCAACTAGGATCAGCTACTGGTACAGCTATGGGCGGTATTGCTAAGCAATTTGCCGCAGCTAGCGGAGGTGCTATTAGCTTGCGTGAGGCTGCCGAAGCTACAGCTAAAGCTATGAGCAGTGGCATGACACGAGATCAGTTTTTGCAGTTGGGTGAGGTTGCCAAAGGAGCCGCACAAGCACTTGGCCTAAACATGAGCGATGCAGTTAGCAGACTTACACGTGGTATTACTAAACTAGAACCCGAACTGCTAGACGAACTTGGACTATTTACTAAAGTAGGTAAAGCCGCTGAAGATTATGCACGCAGTGTTGGTAAAACTGAAGCACAATTAACAGATTTTGAGCGTCGTCAAGCATTTGCTAATGCTGTGCTTAAAGAGGGAAGGGATAAATTTGGAGAAATCGCACAAGAAGGTAATCCCTACGACAGACTACTAGCAGAACTCAAAAACGTAGCGCAAGATATATTAACTGTTGTAAATAATCTTGTAGCGCCTATAGCTAAATTGCTAGCAGATAATACTGGATTAATAGCTGGTGCTATTGGACTGGCAGCACTTAAGATTACTAAAACCGCACTACCAGCACTAGGACAATGGCGTGCAGGTTTAGAAGTTGCTGCTAAAGATGCCGCAGAAAAAGCAGCAGATATTAACAGAAGTTTCCAGGAAGCATTTGTTACCAAGCAAGAAAAAGCTCTTGGTATCCCTGGCCTACAAAAGAATCTTGATGAAGCCAAACGCCAGCTTAAAGTAGCACAACAAGAGTTACTTGGTGCTTCTACTGGCATGGATAGACGTGTTGCCGGCAGCAAGTGGTTTGGAGCCGCTACTAGTGAGGATGTGGCTAATGAAAAGAGCATAACTAAGCTACAAGAAACTAGTGCCAAATACGCTCAAAGCGAATCAGCAGATAAACAAAAAATTGCCGCAGCTATGGTAAAAGTAGCAGACGCACAAAAATTAGTACTAGAACGTAGCCAAGCACTAGCAAATGTAGACGATACTTTACAAGAGGGTTTACAGAAGCGTGCTAGAGTATTGAGTGAGTTATGGCAGCGTGAACAAATTAGAGATCAAGCTGCTGCCAAAGCCGCCAGACTACGTATACTTAGTGAAGTTAGCGGTGATGTTGATAGTAAGGGTTTTGCCGGAGGAATTAAGGAACTGTATGGCAAAGCTCAAGCAAATGAAGATTTAGGTAGATTAGGTAAATTTGCTACAGTATTTCAGGGCGTAATGATTGCTAGTGCTAGAGCAGTAGCAATTTTAGGTAGTGCCCTAAGTCGAGCATTTTTCTATATAGAAATTATTATCGCCACATTTTTAACGCTAGACTCGTTATTTAGTACAAATGCAAAATCTGTACGAGAATTTGATAATAGTATTAATGTTTTAGAAGAAAATACTAAAACAGCTAATCAAACTTTAGAAAAATTTAAAGGCGTGCTTAGTTTTGAGAGTATTATAGCTAGTATTAATGCATTTACTGGTTTAAGTGAAGCTATCAATAATGTGGCCGAATCATTTAGAAAGGCTGAGCAAGCTAGTAGTCGCTGGGATAAAAGTATTGACGCTATCAAAGATTTTTTACCAGGATTAAGTAGTCGTCAAGAAATAGCTGCAGAAAATTTAGGTGGAGCAGTTGCCCAAGCAATTAGAACTGTACCAGAGGGTGCTATTCGAGATGAGCTACAAAACCGTTTACAAAGCATACTAGGTAATGTAGAACTCAGCGCAGAAGGTATTGAAAAAGCCCTTAATAAACTAGACAAAGAAAGCTTTAGAAGCGTTTCCAAAGTCTTAGGTTTAACTTTAAAAGATACTGATGAAGTATTGAAGAAAAGCCAAACACTAGCAAAAAATGTTGAAGAAGCTGGAAAAGCCGCGCAAACATCATATCAAAATTTAGCTAACAGTGTTAAAGATAATAGTCCCCTAACTGTATTTATACAAAATAATTTAAAACGAGTACAGTCATTAGAAGAAGCGTTTAAAGATACAACTGCCGCTAGAGCTGCACTAGATAAGTTATCAAAAGAAGGTGGCGTAGAATTTTTTGGTAGTTTTGCCCTTCAAATTAAACAGTTAACTGTAGAATTTGATAGCTTAAATAACTTGTCAAAAGAATATTCTACTAATATTTTTGAGCAAGAGCAAGAAGTTAAAAAGCTACAAGATTCTATGAAAGGATTATATGCAACTGATCCTATCCGTAAAAGATTAGAAAAAGAATTAAAGAGTACGGTTGATTCAATAGACTACAGTAAAGGTAAATTAGCCGAAGTAGAGAGTAAGATAGCTAGTATACAACAAAGACTAGCAGATACTATTCAAGGAGCAGTACTAGAACAAATCAATAGAATATTTGAAGTTTACGATCTGCGACTGCAAAAAATACGTATTGATGCAGAAAAAGCTCGTGCTAGTATTGGCACTGGTACACAAACTAAAGCTAGTATTGACTATAGGGCACAGCTAGATATTAAAGCAATTGATACAGAAAATCAACTTGCTAAGATTAATGAAGATTTAGTGCTAAAAACAGAATTAAATAAAATAGCATTAGAAAATCTAACCGACCAACTAGAGTTAAATAGACTAGAAAGTATTAAACAAACTTCTCCTACTAATTTGCGAAAACTTGAGGAAATAGCTCCTAAAATAACCGCACTAGAACAAAAACGCGAAACAGTTACTTCAATGCGAGACGAAGCTACCAGACTTGTACAAGCTGCACAAGGTGGTGATAGAGGAGCATTATCGGCACTTAAAGAGTTAGTAAAGCGGCCTGGCGGATCAGGCTTTTTACCACTTGTTGATATGCTGCAGAAAAAACTTGAACGCGACTTAAAAACTGTTTTAGACAAACAAAATATTGAAGCCAAACGAATATTTGATAATATTGGCCTAAGTTTCGACTTAAGAATTAGAGATTTAAATAATACACTGACTACGGCTAATCAACAATTACAATCAGTCAGCGGGTTACTAACACCTGGCGGAAATCAACAACTACAGGTATTAGTACAAGATATTAAAAATGCCGCTGATGTTCTTGAAATTGAAAAGAAAATAGCTCAAGAAACACAGCTAAAAAATATTGCGGTAAGTGCTGGCGAAAAGGCAAGTAGACAGGCTGTAATAGATAGATTAACAGGTGAGCGTGAAGTATTAAGAGTACAGCAAAATCAAAAACGCCAAGCTGATTTAGCATTAGCTATAGAAACTCGTAGACTAGAAGCAATAAAGCATACTATAGAATTAAGACAGATGGAATTAGAAATATTTGAAAAAATATTTGAAACCGATCCAACCGTTGCCGAAAGTTTTAGACGAGAACTATATTCCTTAAAAGAATCTGAAGCCAGAGAAGTATCTAAGAGTAACGTATCTAGATTACGAGAAGCCATTAGTCAACAACAGCAAACTTTAGCAAATCTTGGTGAGCTGGGTATAAACACAGAAAGAAACCAAGCAACAGCTTTTGAAATAGAGTTATTAAAATCTCTAGAAGAACAGCTTGATAGAGTAATTGCTAAAGAATCCACAAGACAATTTACTAAAGATTTAGAAGAAGCTAGTAGACGTGCTACATTTGATCGTGAACAAGAATTGCGTATTATAGAACAAATAAATACTGCAAACTTAAATCGTTTAGATATTGAAAATCAATTTCTTGATATTGAGCGAGAAAGACAAGGCTTGCAGCGTGAAGCTATGCGCGCAAGTTTAGATCTTAGAACGCAAATGGGCGTCCTAACACAAGATGAGATCAATAAAGAAAATATACGTATTAGACAATTAGAATTACAATCACAACTGCAAGAAAAATTAAATAGTTTAAATCTTAAGCAAGCTCAAGTACAAGCAGATTTAGCAGTACTTAATGCTCAAGTTGTAGATTCTGACATGGGTGGTACAACAGCTCCACCAGGAGTTCAACAGCGTATTAAATATTTAGAAGATCAATTAAAAGTAATTGACAGAGCTAAACAGTTGGCAAATGAATATTCACAAGTTCAAAACAAAATATTAGATGAACAACAACGTTTTGATGATAGAACTAAATTTTATGGTGATTCATTTAAACGTATGTTTGAAGGTATGGCAGATGCTATAGTTGAATTTGCTAAAACAGGTAAGTTCAATTTTAAAGACTTAATTAATAATTTTATAGCTGATATTACTAGATATGAATTAAAGCTACAAGCAACTGAAGCATATGCAGCAAGTAGACCGTTTTTATTAAAGTTTTTAGGTAGTATATTTGGTGGCGGTAGTACTTATGGAGCAAATTATGATGCCGCAGCTAATCCTAGTCTATATGGCGGCGTGTTTGCAATGGGCGGAGCATTTAATCGTGGCATACAAGCTTATGCTAACGGTGGAATGTTTACTAATAGTATAGTTAATCAACCTACATTTTTCCGTGCAGCACAAGGTTTAGGTGTTATGGGCGAAGCGGGGCCCGAAGCCATTATGCCCCTAAAGCGCGATAGTCAAGGCAATTTAGGTGTTCGCAGTAGTCAGGGTAATGTAGAAGTTGTAGTTAATAACTTTACTCAAGCTCGCGCTGAAACTCGCGAAACTACTGATAGTCGTGGTAATCGTCGTATAGAGGTTATTGTTGCAGATTTAGTAGCTGGAGAAATCAGTAGACCAAATAGTAACATACAGCAATCATTTGTAAATAGTTTCGGAACTAAACCTATGGTAGCAAGGAGATAATATGGCAGTATTAAATTGGCCAACAACACTGCCACAATCGCCACAAAAAGGATTTAATGAATCAGTTGGTGCTAGTATTATTCGTAGTCAAACTGATAAAGGTCCTGCAAAACAGCGTTATCGTGGTAAAGTACCTAACACTATGTCATTAGAGTTTATAATGACAACAACACAAGTTACTACACTAGAAACTTTTGTAGCTAATGGCCCTAGTCAAAATCCTGCCGGCATTAAAACAGTCGGCAGGTTTAATTTTACGCATCCTAGAACTAGTGCAAGTGTTGAAGTTCGCATAGTACCACAAGGAGACGGACAGCTATTTAGTTATCAATATTTAGCTCCAGGATACTGGAATGTTAGTGTAACTTTTGAAATATTACCATGAGTAGATTAAGTACCTTAAGCGCCAGCGCTATTAGAGCAATGTTTTCATCTGAAACTGATGAACAACTTATAATGCTGCTAACAATATATGATCCTGATACTACTGGCGGAGCTTATAATTTATATTTAGCTGACGGATTTACTAATAGACTAAATACTACTACGGATGAAGAAGTATTTTATGGCGTTACTAGTAACGGACAAAATTATACTTTTATTCCTATGGAAATTACACTACCAGCTGAGCAAGATACTGGAGTAGGCCAGTGTAATATAGCTATAAATTATGTTACACAAGAAGCTATTACCTTAATTCGTACACATCTTACAAAACCTGCTCTAGTAAATATTAAACTAGTACTTGCAAGTACTCCTAACTATGTAGAAGCAGAATTTCCTGACTTTTATATAACCAGCGCCAATTATAGTAGCGAAAGTATTAGACTAGAGCTTAATATGATAAACTATAATCTTGAGCCTTTTCCAGCTTATAGCTTTACCCCTAGATATTTTCCAGGACTGTTCTAATGGATTATACAAAATACATTGGCTTACCCTACGTAGAAAATGGCAGAACTGAGCACGGCACTGATTGCTGGGGGTTAGTTCGCCTATTTTATAGAAACGAATTAAATATTGATTTACCTAGTTATATAGAAGATTATTTAGGAGCCAATGATCCGTGTTTACCGGAATTTGTTAAACATAGCAAGTCTAATTGGATAGAAACTAAGTCTCCTAAAACAGGAGATGTTTGCGTATTTAATATTCTAGGTGAGCCTACACACGTAGGTCTATATTTAGATAAGTCTAAATTTCTGCACAGCAGAGACGGTAAAGACAGTGTAATTGAGTCACTAGATAGTCATAAGTGGAACCGTAGATTAGAAGGCATATATACTTACAATACTAGCATTGTTCCACAGATTATTGCAAAACCACACCCGCTACGTCAAACTACAATCTTAGAAGTAGCTCAAGCTGGTACTAGTTGTGCACAATTTGCAAAATACTTAATAGATAAGTATAACTTAGGCAAACATATAGCTAGTAGATTGATAATTATGATTGATGGTCAGATTATCAATCGTGATCGCTGGAATAGTACCTACTTAGAAGCCGGCCAAACTATTACCTATAAAACTGTGCCACAAGGTCGCGAAGGTTTGCGACTAGCATTAACGTTTGCTATAGCTATTGCTGCGCCTTATGTTGCTGGTACAGTATTTGGTTTACAGGCAGGAACTGTTGCATATGTTGCTGCTACCGCTGCTATACAAGTTGCTGGCATGGCATTGCTAAATGCCGTACTACCAATTAGACCACCAGAACAAAAAGATCCTGGTAGCCCAGTACAATTAGGTTTATTTACTGGTAGCAATAATCAAGCAAATAAGTTTGGCCCTATACCAGTTGTACTTGGCAGAATAAGATATACGGGATTATTAGGTGCAACTCCCTACATAAAAACAAAAACAAATACTACAGTTTTAAACTTAGTAATTGTTTGGGGATTTGGTCCACTAAATGTTCGTGATATATGTATTGGTGCTAATCAAATTGCAGATTACTATCAAGATAATTTACCTGGATTAGTTCCTACTCCAGTTACACTATACGGCAGTACAGAAAAAGAGGACTACGAGGGTTTTGACAAATTATATCCTACAGATGTACAAGTAGCCACTGGCAGTAACAGTGTAGAACTAGTTAATACCGCCGCTACTGGTAATCCTTGGACAGAAGCTACCTTTACAGATCCAGTAAATAGCATAGACGTTGCCTTTAACTTTCCAGAAGGTATGCGTCAGATTATTACCAAAGGTGAAAACTCAGGAGACTCAAGAGAAGCTACTTGTCAACTAGAGATTCAACTTAAAAAATACTACTTAGGCGATAGTATACAAGATCAAGCCTGGACTAATACTAGCGCGGATAATAGTCCTGCCTATACTCTTCAAGGTGAATATAGAAGTGTACTACCACCAGCTGTGTATAATAACTATGAATTAGGCGAAAGTACACCATTATGGAGAAAACATGTATTTTGCTTAGGACCAAATGGTGTTGTAGTTAGATTTGATGGCTCAGCCTCAGATCAAGAAAATGGCAATCCTACACAAACACTACAAACAAATTATTTTACAACAAACTATGCCTCACTGTTAAGCAGCTCAGGAACATTTTTAGCCGAACCTGTAATACCCAATGGTTTTGTAAAATTATATAGTGTAACAATATTTGGCAGTAGTGGTATACAGGCCGGAAAGACCATTAACCATTTAACTAGCTATTACAATCAAGGCTATGCAGGCTTGGGATTGGGTTATGAAAATAGCTTTTATCCTGGTGTTGATCCATTAATTACAGACTCAATTAGTGATGTTGTAATAATTGCAAAAGGTCAATTAACGCAATTAATAACAGGCCAGCCAACAGTTAGTGGAGTAGTTACAGAAGTATTTAATACTAGACAGTTATTAGACGTTGAACCAGTATCCGCAAGTATATTAAATATTAAAGCAGGTATTTGGGGAGAGTTTATTAATATCTATGGTGTATGGACTACAGCAGCTAACCAAGCTCAAACTTTTGATAAAACAAAGGTTTTAAACCTAGCACGCAGTGGCATATATAAAATAGAATTTAGCAGCGATGATAATGGTCAGGTATTATTAGATGGTGCACTAATTATTGATTATCCCAAGGGCGGCCACGGTAGCTGGGCAACTGTTGAAAGATACATATCTAGTGGTACACACAGCTTGCAACTAACTGCGTCTAATTCCCAAGGGGGAGCTGCTGGAATAGCATGCAGAGTAACGTTTACAGATAATGTTGGTCAAAATAGTACACCTAGTACACAAAACATTATTACTATTGGTGCTAGTGGATTTTTTGAAAAACAAAAAGATGCTTTTAACTATGTACACGAATTTAAAAACCTAAATGCAAAACCACAATCTAGTCCTATAGCAATTACAGCTAGTAATAGCACAGATGATACTTATACTTGTAGTTCTGTTGCTGCGTTTACGGTAGGTGATAGAATTAGATTTCAAGGTTCAGTTTTTGGTGGAGTTCAAACCAATACTAATTATTATATAGCAACTGTTAACCTTGATAGTAAGAAAATAACTGTAAGTACGTCTGAATCATTATCTCCTATAGTACAATTAAGTACAACTACTGGTAATATGTCAGCAGTTGTACAAGCAAGTAGTTATAAACTACGTGTTCGCAGAATTAATAG